GACAGTGGGGATGCTCCAGTACGCGTACTGCTCGTTACGCAGCACAGCGCTGTCATCCCGGTACTTGTCGAACAGGCTCTCGTACGTCAGGTTGGAGGTCATGTTACACCCCCAACTGGGACGCGATAGAGTTCGTGCGCTTGCGGCGGTTGTCGCCCATCAGCGAGTCGGATGCATCTGCCGAGCCGCCAGCCACTACGTTCACCGAGTTGTCCACGGCGTTCGATGCCTGCAACTGCGCCGCGTTCTGAGCGATAGTTGCCTGTTGTTGGGCCAGTGCGTTCTGCTGCTTGGCCTGCGCCTCAGCGGCGTCACGGGCAGCCTGCCCAGTGATACCATCCAGAATCCCGGTAGCGTTGCCGCCGGTTGCGCCGAGGGTGAACACATCCGCGATCTTGTTTGCGTCGGCCAGCCCGAACGTAGCCACCTTGGTGATCTTGTTCAGGGCGCCTTTGAATTTCTTACTCATGGAGCCTCCGGTACTTAGTGAGTACGGTATCCCGATCAAGGCGCTTGCTGATGCAGTACCAGTCGGCACCCTTCAGGCGAAGCTGTTTGATGAAATACCGTAGCAGCACCCCGGCTGCTCCAGGGTGGTCAGGGTGAGCCACCGAGTACCCGATGATGGACCCTTGCCCGGGGCAGTGGGGGTCTTCCATGAGTTCGGTGAAGGATAGTGCAGCCACTAGGGTGGATCCGGAATACGCTGCAAGTACAGGGTAGTCCATAGTCTCAGCCATAATGGCGCTGGAATAGTCATCCAGAGAGAACTGAGCGCTTGCCCAAGGGTACGCTGGATGGGCGTGTGTGATTCTGGCAGCAGCATCCGCTACATACCAAGGAGCCTCACTGTGGTACTGAACGCTGTACTGGGACAAGCCGCACCTCCACATGACACTCCTGCTTGATTCTTGCTAGCACATTGCGTTGGCCAGCCCTGTACCTCAGCTCATCCTCTGGGTAATTCCCAGTGACCTCTGGATACATTCTCTCTAGCCATTCAATCTGCTCTTGTGTAAACATGATACGCTTCTGATCAGAAGACATTCGCAATTCACCTCATTAGGTACGTCTCACTTTACAGAGAGGGACCGCATCCTGTGCAGCCATCCCTCCCCGTACTATAGGTGTCCTTCTATTCACTCAACACATGAAGAACACAGACTCCCGAACCTTCCGGATGTCTAGCGTGCCCTTCTCAGGCTGCTCGATGATTTCCTCACGATGCGCCTGCACAGCTTGTACCAGCACGTCCAGCGGGTCATGCTCCTCGTACATGTCCACGAACTCATCCCGCAGCACCATGTGCATCGCATCCACATCCGACGGGTGAGTAGCGAACGAATCGTGGATTGGTACAAGGCTACCCTCGTACCGGGCCAGCACACGCACAAGGTGCCCACTGTCGAGGCTGTGCACGAAGTTCGGGGCAATCCCGTTCACGCAACGCGATCTGTTCAGGTGTGCATCATCGAAGCGCGTTACGCTCACTTTCGCGCCAATTCCCGGGAGATCCAGACGGATCACCTCTTCGGCAGCGTAGTGCTGGATCACCGGGAACCCGGCCGGGGATACCCAACGCATGGCCTCGTCTCGCGGCATCATGCCGGCCAACGAGCGCAGGAAACGCATGGCAGCCGCTGCAGATGGCACAGCCAGCTCAATGCCGTGTCGCAGGTTCCGCCCTAGGTAGGACGCCAGCTTTGGCATGCTGTACTCGGGCAGGGCTTCCAGTCCCCGCTCCTGCATGTCCAGCAGCACGTAGTCCCCGCACGACATCAGGGTACCGCCGTACACGTACGTCATCACAGGACGCTTCGCCATGCTGCGCGGCACCCCGTGCTGCAGCCAGTACTGGGCCTGCTCTGGGTTGTCGCGGTCAGCCTGTAGGCGCGCTATGGCGATGGCTGCTACGCCTGCGTAGATATCCTCCTTCGCGTCGCCCTTGTTCGGCAGCAGGTTCGTGAACATCCCGCCCACTGGGTCACGCAGCACAGCAGATAGGTGCTGCATGCCGCTACAGGTCGCATCCATGGCCACCGGTACGCCAGTCTCGAAGGACTCCGGGTCGCCTGAGTCGATAGCTCGCAGCATCTCCCGAGCGGCCACGTAGAAGCACCACGGCGAGTCAGCCTCACGGAAGAAGTCCGAGTCTATGTGGCGGGCCACGGCATCGCGGATCTGCTCCATGTTGTCGTCGACCCACACGGCGCGGCAGTCAGGCAGCTTCTTGTCGTACCCGAAGCAGGTAGCCACATGCACCTTCAACCAGTACAGCCCACGCTTGCCGAGGGCCTTCTTGTTCGCGAACTGGATGACCGCCTTCACGAAGTCCGTGCCCTGCGGGTTGATCCGGCTGCGGAAGTACAACCGCCCACGCCAGTCGAAGAAGGTGGGGAAATACAGGGTATCTCCGGCGTACTCCCGCAAATACTTCAAAGTCTGGTGGAACGCCACAACCTTGCTCTTGCGGGTGATCTCGTCGGAGTACGCCTGCCGGGCCATGACTTTCCATGCCAAGTGTTGCTCCATCAGGCCCGGGTCTTCCTTGTCCCAGCCGTCCGCCAACGGGTACGAGGGCGGCTCAATTGGGCGCACAGATGGAATGCCAGCAATGCCGTTGTACACGCCTTGGCTGTACAGGTCACGCAGCAGGGATGCCGTCTCGGTGTCGATGCGATATGGTTGAGTTGCCGCCTTGTTCGCCGCAGATAGCACCATGTCGCTGATGTTATCCCGCAACCAGCGCTTGTGGTCCCCGCGGCGGGTGCGCAGCTGCACAGCGCCCACGTGGCCGTTCATACCATCGGTGAGGTACGATGCGCCTTGAAACAGGTTCTCCCGGGTGTGCGGCTTGGGCGGCACCAGCATCGGCGGATGCATGGTGAAGGCACGGATCGTGCTGCCCATACGCTCGACGTGTTCAAGGATGGTGTCGGACGGCTGCACCGTAACCCACTGCTGCCCGCCACGCTTGGGCACATGGCCCAGCTCGATGATGGACGCCCGTACCAGCGCCTCCATTACCAACCGGCTGACGCCATCCTTCTCAGAGGCTGACCACACCACGTTCTCGGAGCCCACAGACACGTTGTCTGCGGTAGCCATGAACGTCCTACGGCGGTGGTTCACAGAGCGCGTGCGGGTGTCCTGCAGGCTGTCCTCTACGCGGTTGGTGTAGCCCGGGGCAGCGATGCGCAGCTTGGCCAGCATGTGCTCGACCTCTGCCACTGTGCCGATGTCCGCCAACAGGTCCTGAGCCAGCGGCTCGGCCCGTCGGCGCGTGGCACGGCCGCCTACGAGGCCCAGGGTGGCACGCACGCCGATCACAGCGGCCATGTCTACGCCGATGTCCTTGATCAAGCTGCGGTACCGCCCACCTACCCCACGCGTCCCTGCGTTGCAGATGCTATCCAGCTCGTCCCGCACAACACCGTACGTCTGAACGATCATGCGCTTGCCGATGCCGGTATCCGACAACCGCCCCTCAGCGATGTCGGTCTCCCACTTCTTGATGGCGAGCGCGATGCCCTGCGCAGTGTACTCTTGCTCAATGTTGATCTGGCGTTGGATCAGGTCCATGTGTACCTCAAAGCACTATTGATTTCATCTCGGCCACTGTCCACCGGATGGTCTCCCGCAGCGCGGGTGGGGCCTCTGCCAGCAGGGCGCGGGCCGCGTCGAAGTCGCCCTCGTCCAGCTTGGCCACGATGGGGCCGATGTAGTCTACGGAAACCTCGTCGTCGAATCTCACAGCAGCCCCTCCTCCCAGATGCGGAAGTCGTCCAGCAGGTCACCCAACTGGATAGCGTCGATCTGCCCAGTGGCGAAGGCATCCTCGGCGTTGTCGATCACGCCGTAGATCTCCTCGTGATTGCCGGTATCAATCGCGGCGTGCAGGCTGTCGCTCAGGCCCTTGTGCACAGGTACTTGCAGTTGTGGAATCATGTCGGAACTTCCTATCGTACCAATCGTAAACGAAGTGGGCGGACACGATACCCGTGCTACCGCCCAACCCACTGAAGAACAGGAACCACTCAATCGGCAGCGCGTTGTGCGCAATGGCGTACGTGCTGCCCGTCTGTGCAAACGTGATGAACCAGCTGGTGAAGAAGCTCAAGCGCCAGTTGTTGTCCCGCATGAGCTTGGACTGCAGCCCTAGCAGCATCACGGTGGCGTACGCTGCGGTGAACACCGCTAGGGCGGCGATCACTTGCGAATTACCTTGTAAGGTGCCACCAGCTTCGTATCGCGGTGCCCATCCTGCACCCGTACGAAGCAGTCGGTAAAGCCCACGATTACACCACTGCGCAACTCAGACGAGGTGCGGCTGTGGTGCAGGTACGCCACGGTATCGCCCAGCTGCAGCAGCCGGCCAAAGTAGTCGTTCACTGCCACAATGCTATTAGACATCTTGAGCCCTCTTCAGCAGTTCATCCGTATCCCGGCATGGGAACGGGCGGTCGTCAGTCAGGGTGTTGTTCCACTCTGCGTCGATGATGATGGCCAGGCACGCCATGGCATGGCCGAGGTTGTGCACACCGGAGTCAGCGGCGCGCTGTTGACCACCGTCGAAGTACTGCTCTATGTGGCGCAGGGCGGCGTCAATGTACACCGAGGCCGCTACGCCCTTCTCGCGCCAGTTCGCTGCGCCGTACTTGGCGGCGCCATCAGCGAAGGCACAGTTCACCTCCACTGCAGCGGGCAGCGGCAGGTAGCGCAGACTGTACTTCTTAGCGCCCTGAATGGACTTGGGGTTGCCGTCTGGATAACCTTCAGTGGGGTTGTTCATACTGTGCTCCTTGATAGCTGTGGCATAACGCCCTAATGCCATACCGGCAGAGTTACATGTACCACAATGCGGGCAGTACACGCGGCCTTTGTTGAACTGGGAGTTAAAGCCCTTTGCACATACCACACACCGTGCATTATCAGCCGTCATTGCTGCGGCCCTACCCAGCGGCCGTCGCTGTCGAGCAGCATCGGCACGTTCACAGGAACACCCTCGATAATCAGCAGGGCACCAAGGATCGGCTTACGCGGGAACAGCTTGCCGTACGCAAAGGCCATGCTGTCCTTGTCGATCAGGCAGCCAGTGTACGCGCCGTAGAACAGGCGCATGCTGGTGGCACCCCAGCGGGAGCCGAACTTGCCGTGCTCATGCCCCACGACGAGGTTGCAGCCCTCGGCTGCGGCAGCATCCAGTACGTCCC